GAAGAGAAAATAAAGCCTGATTCTATCGTTTACACTGATAGTTTTTCGTCTTATGATGCGTTGGATGTTTCACAGTTTTATCATGAGCGTATTAACCGTTCAGAGGCCTTTGTAAATGAGGACAATCATATCAACGGAATTGAGAACTTTTGGAGCCAGGTCAAGAGGCATTTACGCCGCTCCAATGGCATCCCAAAAGAGCGGTTTCACCTCTATCTTAAAGAGTGTGAATGGAGGTTCAATTACCGTCCCACTCAAAACCTCCTCAAAGTATTAATCAAGTGGGCTTTATAAGTTATACTTCAACCTTATCTAGGCCAGCCCCTAAACCTAATAGTCGGTTTGATTTTCAGGCCGATCGCGATCTAGCCGCGGCGCATTTGGAATTGATGAGCCGTGATATTTCACTGATACAGCAAGCATCAGGAGTAACGGATGAAAATATGGGGCGCAAAACAAACGCCACGTCAGGCCGCGCCATACAGGCAAGACAAGAGCAAGGCTCTCTCGTAACAGCCAAGTTGTTTGATAATCTGGCGCTGTTTTCGCAAATTCGCGGCGAGAAGCAATTGTCGCTGCTTGAGCAGTTCATGAGCGAGCCAAAACAGTTTCGGATAACCAATCAACGCGGACAACCAGAATATATCGACATTAACGAATTGCCGGAAAACGACATTACCCGCTCAAAGGCTGATTTCTTGATTAGCGAAACCGATTGGCAGGTGACGATGCGCCAAGCGGCAGCGGGTGAATTGATGGAGATGGCAAGGCAGTTGCCGCCTGATGTGATGATGCTGCTGTTGGATTTGGTTATTGATAATTTGGATCTGCCGAACAGGGAAGAGATTGTTAAGCGCATTCGCGGCGTGACAGGGCAGCGCGATCCTGATAGTGACCCGCAAAATCCAACGCCTGAAGAGATGGAGCAAGCGCAAGCACAGGCAGCGCAAGCGCAAGCCGCGCAACAGGCGCAAATGCTGCAAATGGCGATGATGGAGGCGGAGGCGGGCAAAAAGCAAGCTGAAGCCGATAGAGCGGCAGCACAGGCAGCAAAAATGCGTGCCGATATGGCACGTGTCAATGTTGGCACGCAAGGCGCGGCGCTGGAAACGGCTGCAGCGGCTTTGACCGTGCCGCAAGCGGTGGATGTTGCCGACAAGATTATGCACGAGAGCGGCTTTGTCTCAAGAAGCGAGATGGAGGCCGAACAAGCCAAGATGCAGCAACAGCAGATGCAAATGGCGCAAGCAGAACAGCAGGCGCAACAACAGTAAATGATGCAAGAGAGTCAAGGCCAAGAGCCGCCACAACAAAACCCGCAAGACCCTAACCAGATTTAATGAAAAAGGATATGAGACATGAAAGAGTTTGAGAATGAAGAGCTTGATATGTTGACGCAAGAAGAGCGCCAAGCTTTAATGGATGAGGAACAAGCAGAGCCAGATGCAGTAGAGCCAGATATAGGAGGGGAAGAAGTCGAAGCTGCGCTTGACGTTGTGCCGGATGATGATAAAAGCGCCAATGAATTAGAAAATCAACAAGATGAAGATGAGGCGGTAGCAGCGCCGGAAGCGGCAGCGGCAGCGGTGGCGACGACAAATGCGGCTGCGCATTTCCCGACATTTGATGTACCACAAGATGCTCAAGACAGATTGAGTAAAATTGATGAGGAGTTAGGCGGACTTGGTGAGAAATTTGACACCGGTGATATGCCCGTCGCTGAATATCACCGCCGGATGATGGCGTTGATGGACGAGAAACAAGAATTGCGTGAACAGGTTTTTAAATCTTCACTTAGCCAAGAGATAGCGCAAAAGACATGGTTCGATGTCACTGTTCCGGCATTCCTGGCTGCGCACCCTGAATATAGTGAAAATCAAGTTCTTTATGACAGCTTGAACGTGCAGGTGCAGAAGTTGCAAAGTGAAAATCCTGATAAAGCCATGGATGCTTCTATTTTGGCACAGGCGCATGAGAGGCTGGCGGCGGTGTTTAATTTGGGGGCGGCAAAGCCAAGGGTGCAAAATGCAGAAAAGACGGAACGTGAAATGCCGCCCAATCTTGGGCGCGTGCCAGCAAGCGATATGACAGAGGCTGCCGATGGTGGGTTGTTTAAACAATTGGACGAATTGGCAGCAAGCAATGTTGAAAAATATGAAGAGGCTTTGAGCCAATTGCCAGAAGCGCAGTTGGAAGCCTATTTGAAATATAGTTAAATGCACGCAACAGGGTTTTAGTGTTTCATGCTCTCTCTAACCGTCAAAACCGGTGAGGCGATTGCTATTGGCGATGTCGCCTATGTTAAGGTTTTGGATAAATCAGGCCAAAGGGTGCGGCTGGTGGTGGCAGCCTGCCGCTCCAATCAGGTAAGAATTATCCCCACTGGCATTATCCCGCCAGCTTTTAACTTTGGCTTGACGAGACAAATAAGCGTTGAGGAAGTGGCTTGACTTTTGGCCTGATAGATCTTACTCTACAAATCTGTTGACTTATACATTTGTAAAGCATGGCTGCCGTTTTGAAACACATAGAGGCGGTAGTGGACATCAGACAGTTTATAGAGGTGACAGGCGAACAATCATCCCTGTGCATGGCAGCAACAAGGAGCTTGGCAAGGGGCTAGTCAACAAAATTCTAAAGGATTTGGGGATAAGATAATGGCCGCTTATTATGAGATTATTGTTGAGGACGATGAGACGGACAGTGGGGAAAAATGCTTTCTTGTTGCTGTGCCTGCTTTTCCTGAAGTTACCACATATGGCTACACCCTAGATGAGGCGATGGAAAATGCCGGTTTAGCGATAGAAGAGTCGATAGCGGCGCGTATGGCGCATGGAGAGAATATACCTCATCCTTTACAGACGCTGCATAAGGGTAAGCATTACGCCGAAGTGCCTATTCTTATTTTACTCAAATGCTCTCTTTATGTGCTTTGCCGAGAAAAAGGCACAACAAGGGCACAATTAGCAAGAGATTTAGGCTGGCATCGAGAGCAGGTTGACAGACTGTTTCGGCTTGATCATAATTCCCGTATCGACCAATTAGACGCCGCTTTTAGAGCTGTAAAATCCCCGCTAACAATGTCTATGCCAGACCATGAGATTATGGTTGTGTGAGAAAATTTTAGGGCTTGCAATTGATTTTAAATTGAGGTAAAAGCAAAATATCAAACTAGGTAGAGCGCATGACGTGCCAGCCTTTCTCTTAAAAAACCTTTGAGAAGGATATATACGTCATGTCACAAACAATCATCCCCTTTGGTGACAAGCTTGCAGTTAAACGCTGGTCTTCCCTATTGGCTGTTGAGACGGCCAAGAAAAGCTATTTCGGCAAAAAATTCATTGGCAAAAATGATAATGCTATTATTCAGCAATTGACCGATTTGGAAAATCAGGCCGGCGATAAGGCCGTTTATGACCTGTCGGTTCGCCTGCGCAATAAGCCAACAGTTGGCGATAGTCGGCTTGAGGGCAATGAAGAGAATTTGCGCTTTTACCAAGATGAGATTTATATTGATCAAGTGCGTCACGGTGTTTCAGCCGGTGGGCGCATGACCAGAAAGCGCACGGTGCATGATTTGCGCCAAGTGGCAAAGTCCAGGCTTTCTGATTATTTCTCACGCTGGATTGATGAATTGGTATTCATTTACCTTTCAGGCGCACGCGGGGCAAACCAAGATTTTATTGAGGATTTGGCCTATGCAGGGCATGCGGGCAATCCTATTCAAGCACCAGACAGTGACCATCACATGTTTGCGGGCAACCATACGGCGGCTAGCCAAGTGACGGCGGCGGATAAAATGTCGCGCAAATTGATTGAGGCGGCTTGTGTGCGGGCAAATATGATGCAAGCCCTTAACCCCGATCAATCCAATATGCGGCCAACTAATGTCAATGGTGAAAATCATTATGTATTGGTGATGTCGCCTTATCAGATGTACGACTTGCGCAATGATAACGCCTCCGGCTGGTTGGATATTCAAAAGGCTGCGGCTGCTGCGGAGGGTAAAGCTAATCCGATCTTCAAAGGTGGGGCGGGCATGATTAACAATGTTGTGCTGCATGAGCATCAAAATGTTATCCGCTTTGATAATTATGGCTCAAGTGGCGATGTGAAAGCAGCGCGGGCGCTGTTCATGGGTGTACAGGCAGGCGCAATTGCTTATGGTTCGTCAGGCGGGATGCGCTTTGGTTGGGCAGAAGAAGATCACGATTACGGCAATGAGCCGGTAGTCTCGAGCGGTATTACGCTTGGCATCAAGAAAACCCGCTTTAATAACCAAGATTTCGGTATTTTGGCGCTTGATACGGCAGCCGCACCATCAGCTTAAATCAAATATTCAAGCAGGGCAAGCGACAAGTGGTTGCCCTGCCTCTCTTTCAATTCATTTTCAGGAGAATTTAAGATGGCAATTGTTCAAAGTGATGTCGCAAAAGGTAAACAGACTGTAACCTATCCGGCCTATGCCGGTCACGTGGTGGTGCAAACGGTTAATATTGACGTGCCTGCAAGTTTGGCAGTCGGCGATATTTTGGAGGTGGGCGTGTTGCCCGCCCTAACCCGTGTTGTTGATCTGGTGATAGCAACAGACAATATTGGCTTCCAAGGTCATGTTGGCTTGATGGATGGCGAAGTTGGCTCAAAAGATGCCAGCCGCGACTGTGGATCAGATTTTATGGCCGCGAGCACTTTTAGTGTTGGCGTTAAAAAATTGGGAGCAATCTATTCTTATCGGGTAGGCAGTGCAGATCATGACCGTTCTATCGGCATTAAAGTCACCAGTGGCACAGCCGCAGCGGGGACGATTACCCTTATTGTTACTTATGCGACCTATTAAAGGATAAAAGCCATGCCGGTTATTGCTTGCAAATTAGGCTTCACGCAACAAACGGTTGGTGGCGCGACTTATGTGTTCAACTTCGATGAAGGGTTTGGGGCGCATGTCGCGCATGTCCATAATCTGGCACATGCGGCGTGTTTCTTATCGCTTGATGTCTATCAACAGGCTAAGCCTATTGAGCAGGAACAGGCTGAACCCGCTAAAACTCAAAAGCCGCGCAAGCCAAAAATTATGCCCGTTCAGGAACAGGTTAAGGATGAGGCATGATCATTGCCGCCGACATTATGCGCCGTGCGAGCATTCTCCTACATGATGAGGAGAATGTTCGCTGGCCTTTGCCAGAATTGGCTGAATGGATAAATGAGGGGGTGCGGGCGGTATGTCTTGCCAAGCCGTCTGCCGCTTCTAAAAAAGTGGTTCTGCCTTTGGAAGTTGGCACATTGCAGCATTTACCAACAACGAAAGACGCTGATGGTGATGAAGTTTTAAGCTTGATAAGGATTACCCGCAATATTGAGGATAAGGCAAGGCCAGAGCTTGGCGGGCGGATTATCACCATCATTGATGAAAAGGTGCTTGATGCGCAATTGCCCAATTGGCATGAGCGCGATACCTTGCCCTACAGCGCCCAAGTGCGCCATTATATCTATGATGAGAGTGCACCGCATGACTTCTATGTCTACCCAGGCAATGACGGTACAGGGCTTGTGCAGGCGATTGTTGGTTATTGCCCGCCGCAAGTCAAGCCAACAGGAGATGTGGAAAAATTAAGCTCATGGGGCGGGGCAATTGGGTTGCCAGAGCCTTATTCCGTACCATTGGTTGATTATGTGATAGCGCGTGCCCTGCTCAAAGATGATGAGGGCGGCGATATGGGGCGGGCGGGGTTGCATTGGCAATTATTCCAAGCCGCAATCGGTACAAAGATTGAGGTTGAGGGAGCGCATAGCCCCAATGCAAAAAGACTGGCAGGTGGCTAATGGCAAATATCATGCTTGGACTAGATGAGATGCTGCCCGATGTGCACACATACGCACCGCACGCGCCTGAACCACTGGTGTTTCGTTTTTTGCGGGAAGTGGCAAGAACGCTTTGCCAGCGGCTATCAATCTGGCGAGAAACTGAAATTGTTGATTATGGTCCAGATTGTCAATGCGTGGTGACATTGCATGATGCGGCGATTGTGGCGATAGAACGGGCGGATATGGCAGGCGTTAAGCTTGAACCCAAAACCGTACCTTGGCTTGATGAATATTTTGACAAATGGGAAGTGATAGAGGGGCAGCCGCGCTATGTGACGCAAAAAGAGCCTGACACGGTTTTTGTCACGCCTAACGCCAAGGGACAATTGCGGTTAAGGCTTATCTTGCAACCTGCTCTCAATGCCATGACCTTGCCGCGAATATTGGTTGAGGATTATCGCTCGTTAATCGCCCGCGGTACGGCGGGTATGCTGTTAACCTCCCCACAGATGGACACGGCTAATCCTGACCTTGGCGCGGCTTTGCTGCAAGGCTTTTATTCTGAACTTGATGGCTTGGCTTTGAAAGCCCTGAAAACACAATTAGGCGCACCTTTGCGCACCAAACCACATTTTTATTGAGGAATTAATTATGGCAACTTCCCCTTATCTTGGCAATGCAATTCTAGACCATATTTTGCGTGGGGTATCCCTAGAGACAATAGATAAAATTTGGGTATCACTCCATACGGGTTCTTCTGGCACTGGCGCAGGCACAGAGGTAAAAACAACGCAATGGCCGTCTTATATGCGCATTGATGCAAATGTCGGGGCACAGGGCATTGATGGCGCGTTCAATCCGGCAACGAATATGGCATGCACCAATGCCAAGCAATTACTTTGGCCGCCTTTCGATGGTACAGGCTCAATTACCATCAACGGCATAGCTTTATGGACGGCAAGTACCGGTGGACAACAATTGTTCTATGGTATTCTATCAGCGGACAAAACACTCTCACCGTCTGATGAAATTGTTGTTCATGTTGACGGGCTGAAAATTCAGGTAGCGTGATGGCTGGGGCGGTAAACAGCGATAGTTTGGGTAAGAAAACCATCAACGCAGGTGGTAGCGTTACTGTTGCCGCTGCTGCTGCCCTTGCCATGGAAGTAACCCATGCGGCTTTTGCCATAAAACGTGAAATTATTGAGGCAGAAATCTCTTTTGGTTTTGATATTGACGGCGGGTCAGATCGCCGTGTCGCTAGGGCAACTCTAGCGCCAGTGTTTAGCAGTATGGTTTATGTCTCAAGGCTGAATACAGCCAAAGTGCAAGAGATAACATTGCCGTTTAATATGATGAATGCCGCCAATCAACGCATGGTTGCGACAACAATGGCTGCTGCACCCAAGATAGCAACGGATATGAGGCAGACAAGCACAATGCAGTTTGCGCATTTAAACCAAGCGCCTCATGGGCGGGTGATGCTGGTTGAGGCTGATATGCGCACCTCCACCCTTGATAAGGAGCAAGGCTAATGCGACTCGGCACAATGCTTAAAGCACCGCAAGAAAGACTTGATTATGATGTGTTGTTTCATAAATGGCTAGGGCGTGATGATCGGCTTGACGATGTGCAAGCATCCGTCTCAACAGGGGCAACGCTGATGATTGACCAAGTTGATTTAGCCGATAAGGCGCTTAAATTCTGGCTCAAAGGCGGTGAGCATGGAGAAGAAGCGATGGTTTCTTTTACCGTGACAACGCTCAAAGGGCGCGTCAAAAAGGCATGTTTCAAAGTTAAAATGAGAGGATGCTGTCAATGAGTGTTAAACTTGCCAATAATGCCGAAACAAGCTTGAGTACCGCGATTTCAGCAGCCAATACAGTTATTGCCGTTGAAAATGGCGCACTGTTCCCCACGCTTGGGGTCGATGAGTGGTTTCCGCTCACCTTGGAAGATAGTGCAGGCAATAGGGAGATTGTCCATGTTGTGGGGCGTACAGGTAATGCGCTAACGGTCAACCGCGCCCAAGAGGGGACGCAGCCCCAAGATTTCGCGCAAGGAACGCATGCCTCCCTGCGGTTGACTGCTGCTGTGGTGGAAGATTTGGCCGCACAGATAGGGGCGAATAATGATAAATTTTTTCCGCTTTCTGGTGGCACATTGACCGGCTCTATAGCCCTCAAAAATGGTAATAAAGTGTTTTTTATCCCCGAACAAGGCGGGCAAATATTCAGTATAGGCCATACTGCGGGGGTAGGCCTTACTATCTTTGTCAGTCAATTAGGCCATACGGTATTGTTCAAACCAGATGGTGATTTGCAAATAAATGGCAAATTCTATTGCAATGGTCTCTATTGCGGCGAGGCGTATCTTGCCGATGACGGCAATATTTGGGGGACGACATGGCTTGATTGGGATGAAGATGGCTGGATGAAAGAGGCCATTGATGCGCGCATTGAAGAGCGCGCGACAGAAATTGCCGAACAGATTGTTACACAAGCCATCAATGATCTTAAAGCCGATCAATCATGGATTAATGGTATGATCATCCCTGCAATATAATTATAGGCTCGTCATGACAGTTAAACTTAGCAATAATGCCACTTCCACTTTAGCGGTTAATATCAACGCCGCCGCTACCAGCCTAACAATTCAAAGCGCTGATGCTGGATTGTTCCCGCATGTGGTGGGCGATGAGTGGTTTCCACTAACGCTTTATGATGCCACCAAGCGTGAGATTGTCCATGTGACAAAAAGAGCAGGTGGCGTATTAACCGTCAAGCGGGCGCAAGAGGGCACGAATCCTCATGATTGGAATGTGGGCACGCGGGTTGATTTGCGGCTATGCGACGCAATTCATGCGTGACCATCCCTTAATTATCCAGCTTTCCTTAATATTGGGCTTAAGTGAGGAACAGGTCGATGACTTCTGGTTACAAGCTGCAAGCCTATAGAGTTGAGGCAATGATGAGGCGAAAAACATGTCGGTTATCAGGTTAACAGCTTTTGGCGGCGAAAGCCCGCGCATTATCCCGCGGCTTTTGCCAGAAAATGCGGCGCAAGCGGCGTTTAATGTGCGGCTTGATGATGGCGGGTTAATGCCTATCCGCAAATCCGTGCAATATGCCTCCCTGCCGATAGCGGGTGCACAAACCATCTATAAGCATGGCGAAAAGTGGCTGGCGTGGGACAAGCATGTTCATGTCTGCGAGGGGGCTGTTGCGCAAGACAGGCTCTATTATACCGGTGATGGTGCGCCTAAAATGCGCGTTAATGACGTGATTTATCCGCTGGCCGTACCAAGGCCGAAAAATCCGCTAGTTAAGGCTTTGCATCAAGATAGTAACCCGCCCGCCAGCGGGGAAGAAGACAAGCGCGATGTCGTTACCCGCCAATATACTTACACATTTGTGACGGATTTTGGTGAGGAGTCTGAACCTTGTCCATTAGGAGATATACCCTGACTCAATGAATAATCGGATTTTTGGTCTTGTTAAATTTTTTAAAAGGCTTCAAAGTGTTTGAATGATAAAGTCAAATTTTCTTTCACCTG